ATGGTTCTTTTTACCCCAAAAACGCCACAGAAAGCCACTATCGGCTTGAAAAGGATGAGAATGAGTCATGACGGCTGAAAACGGCTCTATCAAGCTTATACAGGCGCAGGAAGGGGTAGTAGAACCCCGTTATGGCTCTCAAGTGCCTAGAATCATGTCTCCAAGCCTAGATTTACCTTCTAGAGGTCAAGAGATGATCGACTTCTGCAAAGAGATCGGCTTTCCGCTTTTACCCTGGCAAGAATTGCTTGCAATAGAGAGCTTGAAATATAAAGCAGACGGCAGATGGGCTCATCCGCTAGTGGGCATCATGCTGCCACGCCAGCAAGGTAAGTCTACATTCATGGCGCTTAGAATCTTGTTTGGCATTTACCGACTGGGCGAGAAGATGCACTTGGCCACAGCTCACAAATTAACTACCTCATCTGAAATCTTTTTTAAGGTAGGCCAGATGATTGATGACTCTCATATCCTGCAAGACAACTTCTCAAAGAAATACGAATCTAAAGGAAGCCAGGAGATCCGCTTTAAGAATGGCGCTCGCTATCTAATCAGAGCGGGTAACTCAGCAGCTCGAGGAATTGCAGGCCCAGATGTAATCCATATTGACGAATTACGCGAATTCGATACAGAAGATGTTTGGTCATCTATGCGATTTACTCAGATGAGTAATAAAAACCCGCAAGCCTATTTCTATAGCAATGCAGGCCATGCTGGATCTGTCTTACTGCTTAAGTTTCGTGAGCGAGGATTAGCTGCTGCTTCAGGAGCCGAAGATTCTATTGGTTGGTTTGAATGGTCTGCTGAACCTGGCGCTGCGGTCGATGATAAAGAAGCTTGGTATCAAAGTAATCCATCTTTAGGCCACACAATCCATGAGGACAATATCAAAGACAGTTTGTCAGACCGTGAGGATATATTTAGGACAGAGATCCTTTGCCAATTTGTTTCGATGATTAACCCAGTCATCTCAGAAGCCGAATGGAAGAAGTGCAAGGATGATTCTTTCAAGCTTGACCGTGAGAAGGATACCTGGATGGCTATCGATTTAAGTCCAGACAGAAAACACGCAAGTCTCGTGGCCGGCCAACGCATCGATGGGGATAGATTCATGGTGGCACTTTTGCAGACTTGGTTTAATCCAGTCTCGATCGATGATAAGCAAATGGCCAACGATATTGCGCCCTGGGTCCGTAAGTTTCCTGTTAATTATGTGGCTTACTCCAAATCAACGGCTGGGGCGGTTGCAGCTCGATTAGCGCCAGCAGGCATCCCTGTTTACGAGATTAACTCTCAAGATTATCAACAAAGCTGTGATGAGTTTGTCTCAGCCGTTTCCAGCGGTCGAATTGTCCATGAAGGCCAAGAGGAATTAGATAAGCAAGTCCTATCGGCAGTAAAACTCCAAAGAGGCGATGGCGGTTGGGTTATGGGCAGAAAAGCCTCTGGGATAATTTGTGGAGCTGTATCGGCTGCAATGGTGACACATTTTGCGACACGAGCAGAGACAGAAGTTGACATTCAAATCGGTTAATAGTAGGGCTCTATAGTGTATAATTTCTGCAATGGGAATCAAAGAGATATTTTTACCGAAGTCTGCGCCTGAGCAAATTACAGTCGATGCGGCTTCGACACCTGCTCCATTTAACAATACAGCATCGTTTAACCCTTTTACATTTACACCATCAACAGCGACACGCGGACAAGCTATGGCGGTTCCAACAATAGCCCGCGCTCGTAACATTATCTGCTCAACTCTTGCAGGATTACCAATCGAAGTTTATTCAAAGCTCAACGGATCTCATGTTGCAGCACCAGCAGTAATTAACCAACCAGATCCACGAGTACCTGGTTCAGCAATTTACGCATGGCTTGCTGAAGATATTTGGCTTAATGGTGTTGGCTACGGTCAAGTAATGGAACAGTACGGTGACACAGGACGAGTTCGCGCATGGACTCGCATTGCGCCAGATCGAGTTACACCAAAGTTAAATCATTTACAAACTGAGATTGTCGGTTACCAGGTAGACGGAAGTGTCGTACCGAATCAAGGTGTCGGATCATTAGTCGTGTTTTACGGATTAGATGAAGGTTTGCTTAACAGAGCAGGTCGCACAATTCGCGCAGCTCATGCACTAGAGCAAGCAGCAGAAACATTTGCTAAAGAGCCAGTACCTTTGCAAGTATTAAAGTCAAACGGTACAAATCTTCCAGCAGAGCGCATTTCAAAACTTCTTGAGTCATGGAGAACAGCAAGACTAAACAAATCAACTGCGTTTCTTAATGCAGATGTTGAATTGCAGGCGCTGGGCATCGACCCCGCAAAACTCCAGCTGAATGAAGCTCGTCAATATGTCGCGCTCGAATTGGCTCGCGCCTGCAACCTTCCTGCATATTTTGTAAGTGCTGAAACTACGAGCATGACTTACAGCAACGCAATTTCGGAGCGTAAAGCACTTATTGACTTCTCTATGAAATATGTTTTAACAGCCATCGAACAGAGGCTCTCCATGCCAGATTTTGTAAGTTCAACCACAGAGGTTCGTTTCTCGTTAGACGAGTTCCTTCGTGGAGATCCATTACAGCGAGCACAGGTTTACGAAATTCTTAATCGCATTGGTGCAATGAGCATTGAGCAGATTCGAGAAGAAGAAGATCTGATCGATAACAAGGAGAACAGCTAATGAAGATAACAATGCCAGTAACACTAACAGCGGCAGATGCAGAATCTCGCATTATCGCTGGTCGCATCGTGCAATGGAATGCTGAAGGTAATACCTCAGCTGGTGCAACAATGTTTGAGCCAAACTCAATCAAGTTTTCTAAGAATGTTAAGTTAGTTTTACAGCATGACCAGACTCGTCCATTAGGCAAGTTGATGGAATGGTCAGAAGATGAAACAGGCATCACAGCATCATTTAAGATTGCCAAGACAACAGCAGGCAACGATGCACTAGAAGAAGCCGCTACAGGCCTTCGTTCAGATTTCAGCGTTGGCGTAGATGTTGAGGACTGGGATAACAAGAATGGCGTTATGGCTATTAGTGCATCCAAGCTTATTGAGGTAAGCCTAGTTACAGATGGCGCGATCCCTGGAGCCGAAGTACAAAAAGTAGCAGCAGAAGATAATCAAGTTTCTGAACCCGAAGTTCAGGATGAAACACCAAAAACCACAGAAGGAGAACAAGTGTCAGACACTACCGTTCCAGAAGTCGCTCCTGCCGCAGAAACGGTAGAGGCTGCTAAGGTTGAAGTAAAGGCTGCGACAGCACCTTACACTTCAGTCAAAGTTCGTAACCCAATCGTGGATAAGGCTTCTTATCTCGAGCATTCAGTCCGTGCCTCACTAGGCAACGAGACTTCAAAGATGTATGTTGCAGCAGCAGCAGATATCACAGACAACGCAGGACTAGTTCCTACTCGTCAGCTAACAGAGGTCATCAACGGCATCTCAAACGCTGATCGTCCATTCATCGATTCAATCTCTCGCGGTGCATTGCCAGATGCAGGAATGACATTCGAAATTCCTAAGATCACAGTTGCTCCAACAGTTGCAGTCGCAGCTGAATTTGGTACACCTTCAGAAACAGACCAGAATGCCGCGTTCGTTTCAGTCAGCGTACAGAAGTTCATCGGCCAGCAAACCTTCAGCCTTGAGCTACTTGATCGCAGCTCACCAGCATTCTTTGCAGAGCTAGTTCGTCAAATGGAGTTCGCATACGCAAAGGCAACAGATGCAGCAGTTGGTACAGCACTAATCACAGGTGGAACAGATGGCGGAAACCGCGCAGCATTTACAACAGGCGCTCTAGTCGCTGATTTCGTTTCAGATGCAGCAGTTTCAATCTACAAGGGCACACTTGGATTCGCGCAGAACATCGTAGTTTCTCCAGAACAATGGGGCGCATTGATGGGCTTGGTCGATGGTTCAAACCGTCCAATCTTCCAGCAGACAATCAACCCACAGAATGCAGGCGGAGATCTAACTGCAACAGCAGTTCGTGGAAACCTACTTGGTCTAAATCTTCGCGTTTCACGCGCATTGACAGACACAGCAGGACTTGGAGATAACACAGCAATCGTTATCAATCCAGATGCTTACACATGGTACGAGTCACCTCGTCTATCACTACAGACAAACCTAATTTCAACTGGTGCAGTTCAAGTTGGGTACTACGGTTATGGCGCAGTTGCTACAAAGCTTGGCGCTGGTTCATACCGTTACATGGTTTCATAAAAACCATTAATTAATCATGGGGGGGCGGTTGCTCCCGATCGCTCCCCCAGTCGTTTATTGAGAGGAATTGGAAATGGCAACAATAGTCACACCAGCCGAATTACGCTCTGTGCTTGGCGTTTCCAGTTCCCTCTATAACGATGCTTATTTAACAGATGTGATCGATACAGCTGAGGCAGTTATCTTGCCTATGCTTGTCAAGTACTCAAGTCCTATCGACACAGTCACATTGCAAGATAACATTGCAACATATGGCGTTCTAGGCGATAACAACTTTTCTGATGGTCAGAGCGTAGTCATCACAGGCGTAGGCGCTCCATTTAACGGAACATTCACAATTATTGAATCAAGTAACATTGATGTCGAGGATTTCATTGTTCGCTCAAGCTCACGCATCTATTTAGACGGTGCTTACAGAGAATTTAACGGATACTTCACTGTTGCAATTACAGGCGCAGATGTTACCGAAAGAAAAGTAATCCCTTCGGGCTTAGCAACTCTTTCAGGCGCTTCTACTTATGTAGGAAACGCAGCCGTAGAGTCAGCAGTTCTAGCAGTATCAGTAGAAGTATTTCAATCCCGTATCGCTCCTGGTGGACAGATCGAAGGCGTAGACTTTACGACCGTGAGCCCATATCGTTTAGGCCGCAGTCTTTTCAATAGGGTGTCAGGGCTTTTAGGTGCGTTCATCGACACCGATTCTATGGTGCAGTAATGCCTAACACGATTCTAGATACAGTACGCCAGCCTTTAGCAACAGCGTTTGCAGGAGTCGCAGGCAATGTGTACGCCTATGTTCCAGAAGCTCCTATGGTTCCTTTTGTGGTAACTGTTCCAGATTCACCATATTTAGAGCTTGAGACTATTAACAAGTCTACGCTGCACATTAAGATAAATTTAGTTATATCTGTAGCGGTTGCATATAACAGCAACCCTGCATCGCTCGACAATCTCGAGCAGCTCGTCATAAGTGTTCTGAAGGTGATCCCAGCAGGGTACACAGTCGGAGCGGTTGAAAAACCAACAGTAACTCAAGTCGGCCCATCTAATGTGCTGGTCTCCGATATCAGAGTTTCTACCTACTATACACAAACAAACTAAAGGATAAATAATGGCAACCGTAGTAATTACAGGGCGCGATGTTTCTCTATCTTTCACAGGTGGAACAGATATCGAAGCACAAGCAACAAGCGCAATTCTAACAAAGACAAATGTTCGTGAGACATACCAGACACTTGATGGGGAAGCTTACAAAACCGTAAATATCGAGGGTGAGTTCGCTCTATCAATGCTTGCAGACTGGGGTAAGGCTAACTCAGTATGCGAAGCTCTATGGACGGCAGCAGAGACAGCGCCAGACACAGACATCAGCATCACACTAACAGCCGCTACAGGCGCACAATTTGTATTTCCAATTAAGCCAGAGTTTCCAACAGCTGGTGGCGCTGGAACAGATGCTCAGACTGTAGACTTTACATTCAAGGTATCAAAGGGCGAAGTAACAGAAACATTTAGTTAAAAACTAGAAACGGGAGCAAACAATGCAACAGCAAATAACAATTAAATATAACGATGGGTCTGAAGATACTTATCAAGTCAGACCACCAGATTACGCCAAGTGGGAGATGGCCACTAAAAAGGTTATCTCTAA